TACTTATACGGAGACAACAACTACAACATGGGAATCCACAACAACATCCACGACTACAACGACGAGCACTTCTACTATTGCACCCTCTACGACTGTGTCTGTAATAAGCGAACCAACTATTACGACACCTCAAATAATTTCCACACTCCAACCAGAGCCGACAATGCCAGAACCGCCAGCAACGGTTCCTCTGCCACAAATAGAGCCACCAGCCATGCCAGAGATACCACCCCTCGTACTACCAGAGATTGAAACATTTCCACCAGAAACATTAGAACTACCTCCTGACACTTACCCTACTATTGAGCCACCGGATACGCTACCGTTTGTCGGTGAACTGTTGGAACTACCTGAAATAATGCCAGAACCACCAGACACAATTGTATTGCCCCCTGAAATTATGTTTGAGCCACCAGACACGATGCCTGAGCCACCTGCAATACTGCCAATCGAGTTGATTGCAGAACTTCCACCTGAACTTGTGCAAGCCCTAGAAGATGCTAATGAAGATGTGTCTTTGACCGAAGAACAGTTTGATACGGTTGTAGAATCTATTGCCGAACTTGACAAAGAAGAGGCGGTAGCACTGATTGAGCAAATCCTTACTACTGCAGTAACACCAGAACAGGCAACAGAACTGGCATCCAACCCAGATGTGCTTGATGTTGTCACCTCAGAACAGGCAGAGGAAATCTTTGAGACTTTGAATGTAACCGAATTAGATAACACTCAATTAGATGCTTTGGTTGAGGCGGTTCAAGAGGCCCCTGTAACCGTTCGTAAGGCGTTTGAAAAGACTATCAACGTATTCGATGATGGTTTGGGTGATTACGTCCCAATTGGTTCTAATGTCCCCGTAGACACTCGTAGGACGCTCATAGCGGTTGCTGCTGGGGCAGCCACCGTTGCAGCAGGGCAACGCAGGGTGAAGTAACAGTCAGCACTATAGGTGTGAAGAAAATACTCTCTGAAATCCATGGTTTGACCTGGACTCTAGCCGGCACAGGTATGGTGCTGATTACGTTGTCAGGTTCAACACGGGTATTCGGGATACAAATCACGTTGGTCGCAATTGCGATTCATCTACTTGGTGCACTATTAGGAGAAAAGAATGAATAAGGCAAAAGACATCGCAGGACGAATTGTAGCATTGTTTCTGACTAACGCTTTGGGCGTTGTCACTGGTGCTGCGGTAATTGCTCCTGACTTGGAAGTATGGAAGTCAGCATTGATTGCTGGTGCAGTGTCCATCTTCAAAGTAGCCGAAGGTCTTGCTAAGGCAAGCATTGATGGTGTTCTTACCAAAGATGAAATTGATGCAGCATTTGGTGCAACTCCTCAAAAGATTGCAGCAAAGAAGGCAGCCGCTAAGAAGGCATAATGGAACTAACCGACCTTCTCAACGAGAAGGAGTGGCGTAAGTGTAGAGGTCCAGAGAATGCAACCACTGAGGAATTGGTGGCTGCGTTCTCACACTTCTGCTCGTCCTATTGGCACATCAGACATCCTGAGCGTGGTCGTATCAAGTTTGACATGCGTGAAGCACAGATTGAAACTGTGCGATGCTGGATTGAAGACCGATACACGATTGTGCTAAAAGCACGTCAGATTGGGTTTTCTACTCTGGCAGCTACATTTACCTTTTGGGAAACATTCTTTTGGCCTGACCGATTTACCGTAATGCTTTCACGCACAGAGCGTGAAGCAGCCAAGTTGCTACAGAAAACCAAGTACGGTTACAAGATGATGCCGAACTGGGTTCGGCAGCGTGGGCCTGACTTGCTGTCCGATAACCAATTGAAGATGGTGTTTGCTAATGACTCTGCTATTGAGTCATTACCTTCTGGTAATGACCCTGCTCGTGGAGAATCTGTATATCGAGTGTTCATTGACGAGATGGCGTTTATCCCTAACGCTGCTGAAGCTTGGGCATCCATTGAACCGATTGCCGATGTGGGTGGACGTGTGAACTGTTTGAGTACAGCCAACGGTGAAGGGAATATATTCCATGAATTGTGGGTTGGCTCTCAAACTGGAACCAATCGGTTTACTGGAATCTTTTTTCCTTGGTCTGCTGGAGACCGTGACCAAGCATGGTACGACGCTAAGAAGGCAGACCTGCCTGATTGGCAGATGGCACAGGAATATCCTGACGACCCTGATGAAGCGTTTATTCGTTCTGGTCGTCCGGTGTTTGACCTTGAAGCGATACGACTGATTGAACCGATTGAACCTGACCGTGGATATTTGAAGGCATCATCTGGTCGTAACAACTATGACTTTTATGAAGATGGTGGAGCTTTAGCTATTTGGGATTATCCCGCGCGAGGCGAGACTTATGTTATTGGAGCGGACGTTGCAGAAGGTCTGGGGCATGGGGACTTCAGTTCTGCACACATCATCTCTGCCGATACCGGTATGGTTGTGGCGCATTGGCACGGGCACGTGGACCCTGACATTTTTGGCGAAGAGGTTTTGAAAGAGATTGGGTATTATTACAATCGAGCTTTGATTGGTGTGGAATCAAACAACCATGGCTTGACTACCTTGAAGGGTCTGCAAAGGTCTGGTTATCGAAATATTTATCGTCAGCGAAAGATGAACCATCGGAATCCAAAGATTAGTGAAACGATGGGTTGGAGAACTACCTCCGTGTCTAAGCCTTTGGCTATTGATGAATTGAATGCTGCTATTCGTGACGAGAGTCTTTCTCTGTACGATGGCAAGACGATGGCTGAACTACGCACGTTTGTGCGTGAAGCCAATGGTAAGATGCACGGTTCGCCACATGATGACCGAGTGATGTCCTTGGCGATTACCAATCAGATGTTGAAGTATGTTTGGTTGCCTGAATATCGTTCTGAGGATGCTCCCACGAAGAACACGATGGGTTGGTGGGAGAAGTACATTATTCGAGACATTCAGCCACAGAATGCACGGATTGGTTCTTTTAACACGAGTTCTAGTACTTAGTAACGAATTGTCTTAATAGTTATGGAAGAATTTCGCTGCTTAGACTGCCTATCTACTTTTATGGAGGTAGAACTCCCTCGCAGGGGTTCTATTTGTTTTAAGTGCCACATCAAAGGTATTAAGTGGGGTTTTACTTATGGCAAAGAGGATTTTCATGGACCTACTGTTGTTGAGCGTCAGCGTGAGCAGATGCGACAAGCTGAGTCAGCCGGTATAAAGGCTGAACCAGTTGGACAGCGGTGGGTGTGACGTGGAACCAGTCTGGGTTCCCATTGTCGTCGCAATCCTCATGGGACCAGTTGTCGTCGTATTACAACGACTCCGAAAAGAAAATACCGACCAGCATGAAGAGGGACGCATTCTATTACGGGTCATTGGTAATAAAGTGGACAAAGTTGCTAGCAAAATTGATAGCCATATTGGTTGGCATGAAGGTATTAAAGACAGTGTTGAGAAAGAGGACTAATGGCTAGGACATCTAATCAAGAGCTGATTACTCGTTACCGTAGGAAGATTAATCAATCTCGTCGTTGGCGAGAAGAAGAAAAATACGATGACCTTTGGCGTCGTATGATTGACATGTATCGTGGCAAGCATTACATAAAATCTTCAGAGACTGACCAGTTGTTGGTTAATATTGCTTTTGCAACTATCAACGTTATTGCCCCAGGTGTGAGTGTTAACTATCCAAAGATTACTGTTAATGCTCGCAAGTCCGAACAGGCACCTAACGCCGTTGTTACTGAAGCGATTGTTAACTATTGGTGGAAACATTATGAGTGCCAAAAGGAATTTCGTCGTGCTGTAAAAGACACTTTGATTTGTGGTCATGGTTGGGTCAAGACCGGCTATCGTTTTGTTGAGAAGGATGTTGAGTACGAAAGTTCTGATGAACTTGCTGACACAAGTCCTGAGTCTGTAACTGAGTCTGCTCAGATTATTACAGAGGACCGTCCATTTGTTGAGCGCATTTCTCCTTTTGATGTTTATGTTGATTCTGATTGTACTTCAATGTCGGACATGCGTTGGATTGCTCAACGTATCCGTCGTCCTCTTTCTGATGTAAAAAAGGACAAGCGATATAACTCTGTTGCTCGCAATGATGCACAACCGAGCCACTATTCTCGTTACGGTTTAGATGGTTCTCGTGGTCGTGACAGGCCACGACCATCTTCTGAACCTGAAGATACCTACGTAGAGATTTGGGAATACTACGACATTGATGCAGGCAAAATGTCTGTGTTCTGTGACGGAGGCGACAAGTTTCTTGTGAACCCAACAGACATTCCTTTCTCTTTTGGACATCCATTCGTAATGATTCCAAACTACGAAGTACCTGAATACTTTTATCCGATGGGCGAACTAGAAGCCATCGAGCCTTTGCAGATGGAACTGAACCAGACACGCACACAGATGATGAACCACCGTAAACGGTTTTCACGTAAGTGGCTGTACAAAGAGTCGGCATTTGATGCCGACGGTAGGTCTGCATTGGAATCAGACGAAGATAACGTAATGGTTCCTGTTATCTCTGAAGAGAGTATTGGCAGTGTTGTTGGTCCAATGCCAGCAATTATTAGTCCACCAGAGTTTTACAATCAGTCTGAACTTATTTCTAGTGACATTGACCGTGTGTCTGGTGTATCTGAATATCAGCGTGGTTCGCTACCTGAGATTCGTCGTACAGCCACAGAAGCCGGCATCATTCAAGATGCCGCTAATGCTCGTTCATCGGACAAGCTTGCTTTGATTGAGCGTTCTATTGCAGAGGTTGCACGTCGAATGGTTGCCTTGGCTCAAGAGTTTATGACAGGTGAAGCTGCAGTTCGTATTGCGGGAACAGGTGCCAAACAAGTTTGGTTGAACTTTGACCGTGATTACCTACAAGGTGATTTTGACTTCGATGTAGTTGGTGGTTCTACTCAGCCCGTGAATGAGACTGTGCGACGTCAACAGGCCGTACAGGTTGTTGATGCAATGGCACCGTTTGTTAACACTGGTATTATTGATATGCCAAAACTTGCTGGTTATCTTTTAACATACGGTTTTGGTATTAAAGATGGTGCATCATTTGTTGTCCCACCTCCACCGCCTGAGCCTCCTGCTCCTCCTGCGCCTGAACCACAGATGCCACCGCAAGGAATGCCTCCACAAGGCATGCCTCCTCAGATGCCTCAAGGGATGTCACCTCAAATGCCACCGATGATGCCACAAGGTATTCCACCGCAAGAGATGGGTGCAGGATTACCCCCTGAACTTGCATCATTACCTCCTGAAGTATTGATGCAGTTGATGCAACAAATGCAGGGTGGCCAGATGCCACCACAAATGTAACGATAAATATATAACTATAGAGCAACCCCTTGAAAGGACTCCATGAGTGAAGTAGTAAGCAATGAACCAGTAGTAGAAGTTGCCCCTGAGTTAGAAAGCGAAGGACAAG